CATCCACCATTCTATCCAGTAATTTCAACAGAATGTCTGGTGAAAACGTATGATCGTCCCCTAAAAACCAGACCCATTCTCCAATCATCCCCCTGACACCCTCGTTGAGTTGGTACGGGATGTCAGCACCCCGTACCGTGATCAACTTGGTCCCATACGGCACTACCACATTTTCCAACGACATCCAGAACTCTGCGTATCGCGCAAGTGACGCGGCGGGTACGACGACGGTTCCTTTGGGATGGGTGGTCTGGGAGGTGTGCTGCATGAGCGAACTGTATCCTTTCTGATACAAATTGTCAAGTCAGGTGATCAACTTACTCCATTACACGGTATCTAGCGTGCCACCCGTTCCACCGTTGATCGTGGCAATGTAGTTGTTGCAAAGAGAGATATCGCTGGTGGCCGTGGCTGTGGTCAGCAAGACCCCCACCGGCTGCATACAGCGCATCACCGTCACACCGTTATCGTTGGTATTGCCGGTCACATTGACCACAGCGGTACCAATACGAGCACCCGATGAGGCGATGATGTCCAGGTCAGCTACGCAGAAGTTGTCTACGCCGGTCGTAATTTCGATCACATCATCCCATGCTGTGGTACCAGCCAAGACGATGGTCGAGCGCCTGAACACACCCCCATCCATTCCCGCTGTTGCCGCGGCACACCGCAGGAAGGGACCTTGGTTGTCAGAGACATAGACATAGCAATTCGAGATACGCGGGCGGGCACTGGCTCCAGTCACGCTGATCCCGAATGTGGCGGTATTCGCCGCAGTCACCATGCTCCACGTCAGATCATGGATATTGGCATCGTCTGCTGCGAGATTGATGCCAGCTTTGGCCGACACCGGCACCACATGTAGGTAGGCAATCTCCGTTCTCGCAGCCGTCACAGTAAAAATATCAACAGACGCCGAAGATGTCACTGATGACGCATACCGCGTGGTGCGGGTTCCATGCGCGTGGGCATCAACCGGCCCACCAGGGAGCCCCATGATCCGCAATCCTGGCTTCGAGATGGTCTGGGTCGCCGCGAAGGTATTGGCCCCGATGACCATGATCGTATCGCCCACATCGGCTGTGGCATTCGTCACCGCCTGATTGATCGTGGTCAACGCACGCTCTGGTGACAGGCCATCGTGGTTGTCACTGGGGCTATAGGCACGGCCTTCCAACGTATAGCTGGAGGAAGCCACCCAAAAAATACGTCCTGTGGTGAGGGGGATATCCCCCCAGGCTGATCCCCATTTTGTCAAAAATCCCATTGTCTCTCTCCTTAGTACGATTGGCTGTATGCCAGATGTGGCATGATCCAGTGTGGCGCACTCCCCACAGGATGCTCAGCGATCAAATACCGTATTCTTGCGAATTACCGCAGACCTTCTTTGCACCCTTCTTGAACTTTGCAAAACCTGCACTGGCTTTTCCTGGCAAATTCGGCTTGGCATAGCCCTGTTTCTGGGGCATGCTGGCCACCGATCCACCCTTACGAGACGCGGGTGGGGTGCCTGCTGTCACCTTTTTTTCCTTGAATTCGGTGTAGTAATTACTCGCCATATATGTGTTCCTTGTGAGGGCCCCATAACAGGGCCCCCACTCTAACCTATTGATTTAACTGACGTTTGAGCCCAGGATAAAGCGCCAGTCCCACCAGGCGCATGAGTATCTCATGTAAGCACGCCACTTGGCGATCAGGGTATCCAATTCCTCCGCCATGGCAAACTCCAGCGAAACACGATCAAACCAGGTCAAGAACTGCTTCTGTTGCCTGGAATCACACATGAACCAGTTGTTGCTGTCCGTCAGGTATTCCCAGTCATAGACCGCATATTTGCCCTTGTGGACATTGGCGTTGTTGTTCGCCGTGTCCGGCTTGCCGCTGGATTCTGCAATCTCATACGCAATATCGTACAAGTCCGGTGGAATCCACAGCGTATCCGGCATAATGCTGAGCCGTTCCGCTACATCGCCACGAAAACCTCGCATCTGGATGCGAGCCGCTGCCACCGACACGGCACTTAAGCCGCTGGTGGTCGCATTATCGAACCCAGATGCCGTTGAGGCTCCCGACGTGGTGGTATGGCTATCGCTGCACAACGCCACCCCTTCACTGTTGTTGTAGAAGAAGGTATCCACGGTGAACGCATTGTTGAACATGCGAGCCCCGTGCTTCTGGCGGGTCCGCTGGGCGGCCTGGGCCAGTGCAACTGGTCTACGCTCCCAAATACCGTGCCGGTCATCGTCGTACAGCTCACGCTCGATCTGGATGCCGTTGCTGAACGGAATATGGGTCGCCGTCGTATCATAGCCCTGTGCTTGCGATTGGTACCCCACAGTACCCGCAAACTGGCTAAAATCAGGCAACGAACCCACGCCAGACCACTTCTCGAACGAATCACTGGACGACTCCATGCTGAATACGTCAGGAAGTCTGTCGGGCAACTGCGTATATTCGTCATAAAACAATTTCGTGACTCGCTTGTCCAGCAAATCAGCAAAATTTCTACTCGTCATTGGTGTAGGCATTGTCTCATTATCCTTTGTTCATTCAAAAACAGTGTTCACGAATCATGAACACCTGTCATCTAGGTCGTGTAAGTCCATACACTGTCACCATAGGTCAGGTGTACATAGGAATCACCTGTCCCGTTCAATTCCAAATCCAGGATACCCATCGCGGCTCCGCTGGAATTGACAACATCGGTGCGGACTTTGAGCAAATCGGTCGTGAACGTGACAAACTGGAGCCCCACGTTGGCACTGGCACTGCCGAACGTGTCCCCCACATTGTTGGCCGCGTAGGGCACCACATGGGTCAACACAGTAGCCGCCGTACTCGTGATCTTCCGTGAACGACCCACATTCGACCCGCTAATGTACCAGCTGATACCCTCGTCCTTTTCAGGGGACGTGAAATCAGCGGCACCCGTGGCCGTGATGGTCAAGCCGTTGGAGGCAGCAGAGGTGGTGGTTTCGGCGGTCACTGCCGTCCCTGTGGCCCCTGTGACCATCTGCGCTCGCAGAATGGCGTCTGGGTTGACAATGACCCCAAATACTGCTTCAGGATCGCCCTGCGTGGTGCTATAGGTAATCGATGCACCAGAGGACAATCCATTATCCAACAGCAACCCGATGGCATTCGCCGCGCCCGTGGTGGTGGATACGGACATCTGCCCGCTGGCATTCGCTGCCGACCGCAACATGATAATGCCCGGGACATAGCCCGTCGCACTGGCCTTGTATTTCTTGATCAGGGGTGCAGACCCGCTGAATGTTCCCATATACTGCATAGTTTCGGACTCCTTGTAAGAGCGACACGTCTAGGGCTTGTCGTTTGTAGCCCGTTAGAGTTGTCCCTTTTTAATGCGTGATTCACGCGATTTGGCAAGCGCCCGCCGCTCCTCAGCGGTCGAACGCACGGACGTATAAATTCCCTCGTACACATACCAGGCACAATGCGGATCGAATGTACTACATCCATCACATTTGCCTTGTGCCACAGGAAATTCCCGTTCCCGACGATACTGGACACGAGCGGGGTTGAATTTGTGCGTACACGAGGTACACAACAAGATCACCTTTTTGGATGCCGCAATATCGGCAATCCACCCACCCGCCGCACGCCCCCTTTTCTTCCCACCCGCTTCCGTGGACGCCAACACCTGGGCCGGTGTCCATTGCTGGGGGTTGATGATGGTGACGCTCATTATCGCCTCTTGGGTTTCAAGGACGGGGGGACATAGGCGAGTTCAGCCCACACGTCATCCCACCCGTTGTAACGTCCATTCTTGATCATCTTCTCGTAATGGGCTTTTTCAACCACCGAAAGTGTGGTAATAGGATCTTTGCTTCTTGAGACAGGCCTTCCACCACTTGACTGTGTTTCCATATACGGTTCCTTTACATGTGACGTGCGCCGGGTTTGTGCCGTTCGTTCCACGGAGTCAATATCTCCCAGGGCTGCACGCGCAGCCACCAACTGCGTTTGGTAGGTAGGGGGGTACCCCAAACGCTGTGTCAGGTACACGTATTCACGTTGTGCCTTCTGGAATTCAGGTGTCCCGGCTTGTTCCACTTCTGGGACGGCCTTTTTATATCGCTCCAATTCCGTGAGGATGGTCGATTCGCTAGAGGTCGTTTTGAGTTTGGCCTCCAGACGCTTTTCAGCGGCATCAATGGCCCGCTGTTCCACCAACTTCTCACGGTAATCTTGTGCCTGAGCACGAGTGATCTTGCCCTCATCAATGAATGCTTCAAGTTGCTGCCAGGTGTATTCCGGTTGATTAACGGCAGTTTTCGCAGCATCCTGTGCCTTCAGCCGTTCTTCAAACCGAATCCGTTCCTCGCGCTCCTTCTGCAATTCTTGCTTGAGGGCATCCGCCGTCTGTTCAGCGGTTTTCGCCCGTGCCCAGACTTGTTTGAACCGCTTCCCATCAGGGTCTAAGGGGTGCGCTTCGTCTGGTTCAGGTACCGACTGGGTTTCATCGCCAGGGGCTTCACCTTGGGCTTTTTCATCGAGGGGACGCCCTGTTTCGGCATCGTGGTCATTCGACGGGGGGGCTTCAGGGTCAGCATGTTGTTGAAGTTCATTGGGGGCCTCTTGTGTCTCAGGTGGCATACGATCCTCACGATTATGGGTGTGATTCCACAGGCGTCTTATGGCACGCCTGGAGCCGACTTGCGATTACTCATCAAGGGACTCTATGGATGTCGCAAGATCATCCGAGAGTTGTTCAACCAAACCCCGGCACATATAGGCCGGGCCGATTACGACGGTTGTAATTTTATCCACACTTTCCCGATGCACGCCCACGACCACAAGGGCGGTATACCGGGTGACCAATTCCCGCAAGAGTTCTTCAGCACTGGATAATTCAAGACTGGGCATGAGCGGCCCTCACAAGTTCAGATGGTAAGGTCATCACTTCATCCAGCAATTGGATACGCGCTTCATGAATGGCAACGTTCATTTGGCACAAGACCACATCATCCCCTACGGCACGTTTCAGTTTGGTGAGCCAATCGGCGGCTTGACAGACATCCAACTCACGAGCTGCTTGGAGTTGCGAAAGGAAGCTATCCCACTTGCTGTCGCCCACTAACAGGGCGGCTTTGACAGCGGCTTGGGCCAGCAGGGGGTCAATCGGTTGGAGCGGGCGTGATTTCTCCACCCGTTCCAAATAGCTGGCGTATTCACGCTTGACAGGGGGCATGCTACATCATCCCTTTCGCGCCTGGCAGTGACTCATCATTGACTTGTCCAGGCCCCTGCATACCCATCTCCTGAGCACCTGGATCCTGCTGACCTTGTGGGCCTGGTTGCCCACCCCCACCGCCCCCTTGGGCTTGGGCGAACATCTGGGCTTGCTGTGCCTGGACCTGTTGCTGTTGAAGAAGCCCTTGGACCTGCTGAAGGTAGGCGTGCAGGATAAGAGAAAACGCGGGGTCCGCCTGGGCCAATTGGCTCATGCGCGGATCGTGCATGAAGTTCTGAATCGTGGCGAGATGGTCTTGAATACCTTCAGCAGGCTTTCCCTGGGGCATCTGCCCCTGTGCGATCTGGCCCAAGGCTTCTTCCGCAGTGATTTTGGGAATATTTGATTCAGGGGGCGCAATCAGGTAGCGTGTGTCATTCTGGCCTAAGCTCACCACCCAGTCATGCAACAGGTTATAGATATGTTCCTTATCGGTGAGACCCATTTGGAGCGTCATCCCGTTGGCCAACGCGCCCATCATCTGTTGGAGAATCTGGGACTGTGCAGCCTTGCTGGTATTGAGCGCATTGGCCTTGAAATCAAACTGAAAACGCCCACTGATCGAGGAAGCACTTTCGACCTGCTTGTATGGGTCCGCTCCAGCAGGAGGTACACCCGACACACGGTATTGTTTCTTGGGTGGGAGGAAGGCTTGATTCAGTTCGTGCATCTGCTGGTAGATTTCTGCCAAGCCCCTAAAAAATCTCCGTAGAAGGCGTTCAGGCCGCGCGTCCCCTTGTTGAAGAACAGCACTCATATTGGCACTGGTCCGCAAGGCCGAGGCTTTCCCTTGGGGAACCCCGCCAAACTGGAGGTTGCCCTGCATGCTCAATTTGTCAGCCCACTGCCCCATATAGGCCAGGATGTTCATGGCTACTGATTGGTCGCCTAGGGGGAATGTGGGGAACACCACGTCCTGCTGGGGGTTGCTGACCGGGTACAATTCACCCGGAGCCATGCGGATCGTCTCAGGGCGCACGCCGCTGGCAGAACGATAGAAACCCCATGGCACATTCGTAATGGTGTGCTTGTCGATCATCTGGTCCAAGATGACCTTCATGAGGTCATAGGTCTGCTCTAGCAGCTCAAGCAAGGAGATCCCATAGAACTGCCCTGGCACTGGTATAAGAGTGGCTTCGGCAAAGGGGCGACGTGGGGTGGGGGTGGGGTATTCTTCCTGCAACAAGCGTATCCGGCAGAGCGCCTTCTGATCCACCAACACACGCGCCACGATTTCTTCTTCAAACCCGTCATCATCCAAGTCAAAGCGGCCAAAATACGTAAGGCGGGTAAAGGATTTGGCCGCGGTCTCACTATTGCTATAGGTCATACCTGCCAGCGCATCTCGCTGGGTTTTCTGTACATCGGGATCATCACTGGGGCCGGG